AACGTAATACTTTACCCCCTCTAGATATTTCTATTTCATCACCTATATTTGCCATATCTCTACATATTCGTTGAAAATCTACGGATGGTATTGGTGTATTAACAGTCATGTGCATCTCGGGTACTTCGATTTGATTTTCGTTTATGTCTAATAATTTCAATGCGAACTTCGTAGACGTTTTTTTCTGTTCGCTATGAATTTCTATATTCATATATTCTTTAGAATTTATAGATATAACTAAAACATCATTTACGGTAATAGTCTTGAGTAATTTGTATACATTGGTCATATTAACGCCACAGTCAATTGATTCATCGCAATCGTATTCTTCGAAGTTTTCTGCTGGAAGGTGCATATCAATTAAAGAAGTTCGAGCAGTGTCGAGTGTAACTATATATACACCGGTTGGTTTAAAATAAAGATTAACGTCATTCAATATATCTTTAAGTACTTCGAATGTAGATTTTATGGCAGCAGCTTGAACTGTTACCAATTTCATCTTTTTTATTTCGAGATTTAATTCTTTATATCACTATACGCGACATCTTCGACTTTGCGATTAATTTTTTCTTGTAACTCTTTTGTCATTGGAGGCTGTAAAGATCTACCATATTGATCGAGACCGAACATTTCTCCTGTGGGTTCACCATTAAGCGATGTTGAATTGATTTGAGAAAAATTACATGTTTCTAATTCCTCTACGGGTAATAAGGATTCAAGCCAATTTTGTATCTCACGCCCCACTAACAGTTTACCGTTTTTTGTCAACATGGTAGGTACTCTAGTTATAGATGTTTTGTATTCTGGTGGTATTCCTAAAACGGTTACATTATGATATTGTACAATTTGCTGTAACTGCTTATGCTTTTTTATAAAATTTATAACATCTACACTGTGTTTACATTTAGGACTATAAATCAAAAGAGACATCTGTAATATTTCGTCAAAAAAAATAAAAAAATTTGACACGTTTTTTTGTAATCTATATTAATGTATAACGTGATATTGGTTCTTATACTAATTTATTTACTATTCGATTCCAGGACGGAGAGATACGAAAACGTTAATACGAGTAAAACAATTCACGAAGTATCTATAAAAGATCCTAAACCCGACATGTCCATGTACGAACCTGTAAGTAACATTACGATTAATAACAATTTAATAGAAGAATTTGTCATTTTAACAAATAAATATCTATATGAACAGTTTGGTATACATAATTATATCATAGAGACCAAAGATATTAAACAATATAAACACAAGAATAAGAACAATTATTTATATAGATGTAAATTCATGTGTGTGAAACCCAGCGGATTTGCTTTTGGGTTTTCTATTACGTCTGATATATTAGTATTTGATAATAAAGCTTCGCACGTTATAGGAGTTTATTCACAGGAATTGGATATCAAACCCCCTTCGGATAAGACACCGTTTGAAAGTAATATAGAAGGATCTGAATTTATTGAATATGAAGATATAAAAAATAGTGAGTTAGAAATTATAAAAAAATAGCCTAGTTATTAGTAATGATAAACGTGGATGAGATTTCCAATATTGTCAATAATCGAAATCGTTTGAAGAAGGAAACGTATGTAGAATTATATAAACAAGTAACACGTAAAATACGACGCGCAGTTGATACGAATCGTAAGCACGTGATTATTCAAATTCCAGCATTTGTCATGGGTTATCCCACATTTAACAGGTTAAAAGCTTTAACATATGTCAAACGGCAATTGGAATTGGCTGGGTTTGACGTTTTCGTTGTTGGAGATTTTGAACTTAATATAACATGGAGAATTAAAAAACCAAATCGTGACTCTAAGATAACTTCTATGGATGGATTCCCAACACTCATGAATTTGAAAAAGGCAGCGAATCAATACAGGAGAGATGCGCAAAACATCTAATAAAAAAAGGACGATTAATCATAAAATGGACAACTTGAACGTTTTAGTAGAAGCTAAACGCGAATACCTCGAACAACTTTCTATACTTATATGCCCAGTTATGATTGATGTATTTGATGCAATGTATCAAGAAGCTAATAAACTTTCCAAGGGTCGTCAAGTTCTTATTATGTTTCAAAAACTTTTAAAAGATGTACCTGAATGGAATGAAACCATGGCTAAACAGCATACAGATAATATAGCTGATAGATGTTCGTGGTTTAGGGATCTTGTCGCAGCCGTATTCGTAAGTTCTGTAAAAATTCTATCAGCCGTTCGTTTAAGCTCAGATTCTAAGAAAATGTCCGTAAAATTACCAACAAACGAAATATTCATTCATACGTGTTATTCAAACGCCGCAAAAGACTTATATCGCGATCCTTACATTTTTAGCGAAAACCAATCTGAACACGCTCGAAATGACAAATTATATGAACGCTTCTCTGCATGCGTAGAAACATCTGTAAAAGAGCTTATACCAGTTCAACAGATATTACAAACATACATGACTTCTGGAACAGATGAGTATATAGACGGCGAAGAACCAGATTTACAAGATGAAAATATAGAAGAGTATGACGAGAATGATCAGCAACATATAGGTGATATGGAAGAAGGTATGGGAGAAGGTATGGAAGAAGGTATGGAAGAAGGTATGGGAGATCAACAATATCAAGAAGAAATGCACGATGATCATTATCAAGAAGCTCCACAAGAATCTCCAGACCCTTTTCAAAATGAATTCAAGACGATTAGATCTAATTCGCAACAAGTGCACGAAGGTCCAGAAGACGGGGAAGAATTATTCTCAGATGCCGCTGATTCACGAAGTAAAAAACTTGCTTATTAAATATGGACGAGTATCTCAGAGAACCCGCATCAGCCGCAATTATCGCCGCTGGTATAACAGCCATGTATATACACGCCAAAGCCCGTTTAAATGACGAAGGATCTCTTACAACAAGTTCCTACGCAAAACCGGCCGCATTAGTAGGTATTTTAGTTTATTTCGTAGTATCAAATGGAATAGGTAAACGTGAAACTATATCGACGGACCCATTTTGACCAACTTAAAGATAAATCACATATATTAGATACAATGACTTCCATCGTCGCATTCAATGATATGATGGGACAATTTCTTACGGAATTGCACTCAGCCTTTCCAGAAGAAAAAAGTTTGAAAAAATACATGGCAGCTTTTGAGCTTATGAGATCTGCTAATGGAAAACTTATTGTAGACGGTTACATGAACAGTATAGCTCCATACATCGATAAAATTAACGCGCGAGACGAAACTTTTTTTCTCGAGAATGCCAAAGAAATTGATTTTCTAAAAGAAATCAATATTGTAGAATGCTGGCCTAAAGCGTCAGAGGGAACTCGAGGAGCTATCTGGCAATACATTCAGACACTCTACATGCTAGGAACTACGATTACCGCCATTCCACCAGAAACCCTTAGTATGATTGAAACCGTTGCCAAACAGTGTGCAGATAAACTCCAGAATGATGATGGTGAAATAGATATTGATGAATCTGCGCTTATGAAATCCATGCAGGGGTTACTTAGTGGTATGTTGAAAAAATAAACCCCATATAATATAAATGGTATCCCTGTTTGACGATCCCAAAGAAATAATTAGGTCCGATAAAGTTACCGAATTTTGGCCTACAAAAAATCATACAGCAGAAGAGCGGGTAAACGCGACTGCTCGTTTTATAATTTATGCCACGTGTATGTTATACGTGATTCGTCGTGATATACGAGTATTTATATTAGGTTTCACATGTCTAGGAGTATTATATGTTATGGAAAATTCAAATATGATTAAAGGTGCTCCCCCCCGTAACCAAGACGATACCGAATTTTATTCGATGTGTCAGCAACCAACTCGGGACAATCCAATGGCAAACGTATTGATAAGTGATTATGATGGTCGCCCGGATCGTCCTTCTGCCTGTCAATACCATTCAGTGAGAGATGAAGTTAATCGCATGCTTTCTGGCACTATACCGTATGGACCGCAAAAATCTAGATCTCCAATGCCAGAATTCCAACGAAACGCATATTCCAGGCAATTCGTATCAGGACCTGTAACTTCTATCCCTGGTGATCAAACGGCATTTGCTGAATGGCTTTATGGTGAGAAGGGGTCGGATATATGTAAAACGGACCCATCTTTATGCGATCCAAACGCACGAGGTGTACAACTCGAAGCATTTGGAGGTTTAGATCCCGCGGGTGATAAACGGTCTGGTATGCATAGAGGTTCTGGATTGAGAGCTGGTCATGTCGCTTAATTTTCTCAAGTAATAGTAAATGGCTTATCAGCTTCAACCCGGATTAGAATTAGTAGAAAATCCCGCACACCCACCTAACTGTGCAACAGAAGAGGTTTTTTCTTATCCTCAGCCCAGCACATTAAATTACATTTCTGGTCGCCCAAATACGATGCTGTATGGAACTGCACCGTTTAAGGCTGGAAAAGGTGCTCCCGCGGAGTTTATAGAAACGAGTGATCAATTACGACCCCAATCTACATCTCGATTTAATAAAATAGTAGCACAAACTTATGAACAGAATTTATTCCCTCTTCAAAATGTCGCTTGTAAACTTCCTTTAAAAACCATGCGATATGAGCCAGGTAGTACACGGGCCGAAACTCAAAATCAAATGTTTCAAATGAGATATTCTCGACAATAAAAATATTTATAAGTTATAAGAATGGCAGACCCTGCTTCTATAATAGCAATTGCTGGATTGGCCTTTATGGGTAAAAAATTAAGCGATCCTAAACCTGAAAAATATACAAATAAAGTAAAACCCACAGAAGCCCCAGCTCCATTTTTACCAGCGTATCCCGAAGAAGTGCCAAATATATATTCACCTAAACCCAATGAAATTGAAGGTTGGCATGGGCGACCGCAACCAAAAATAGAGCATAATAATTTCGGTGATATTGTTCCACAAGTAAGAAGCAGTGGCAATGAATTATTAGATATGCGAAACAGAATGTTTGATAATGGCCGTATGAATAATTTATCACCAATACAAAAACAGCTCGTAGGTCCAGGTATAGGCGTAGGTCCTGAAATTCCAGCTGCAGGCGGTTTTCAACAGCTCGTACGTGTGAATCCTGAGAATGTAGGAGCTTACAAACTTACCACGTTACCAGGTAGGAGTGGTCCAGCGTTTGATATATTCGGTGGTCGTCGCGGTAAAATGGGTGAACTCTCAAACAACCGACCGGAAAAAACCGCGCATTTACCATCGAGACGTCCAGCCGTTGGCGGAAGGTCTCAAGGATTTGGTGGTCGGGTATTAAGAGGAGCCCATGTTAATGGTTCACGTTTAACTAATAGATCTCAAACCGGTTCACGGGATGATGGTTTGGGTTTCCTGGGCGCTAAACGTATAGTATCTAATCTTACAGCGGTATCAAATCCTACAAGGAATAAGAGGGATGGTAATTTAGAACAATACGTATACAACAACCAAATCGCACCTAATGTAAGTAAGTATTCCCACGGTTATGTTGTTTCTCCTGGAGTGGCGATTGGTAGTTCCGAACCTCATTCAACTGAAAAGTTATTCCAATACGGTTTCCGCCCAGATGATCGTCGAGGAAAGGCTTCCCGCGCTGGTAATGCCGGAAGAATGAATGTTCGCGCCGGTCCACTTAATCAAGGTGGGATGGTTACTAATATGAGGAGTGATACTAGTCGTACAGATGGTCATATAGGACCTCTCAATGGTGGATGGACACAGCAATATGTAAATGAAATGTACCATAAATTCAATGCGTACAAGGGTAACATAAATCCAAATGCTTCCCCCTCAAGCTTAAACATAGCTAAACAGCAAAACGATAATAATCCTATAGCTCAGAAAGGATTCTAATTTTTTTTATGAGTAATAACACCCATTAAAATATTGTCCATATATTTTAATGAGCGTATACACGTTAGATATAGATAGTAGTGAAAGAAACCCGATTCTATACCCAGATCCAGGGGATTATGTAGTTGAATTGAAAAATCCTATTTACGATGTAAAAAAATTATCCATAATTTCTGGTCGTATTCATGCGAGTCAACTACTCATAAACGATAGTAATAATACATTCTCTATCACAACTAATGGTTTAACTTCTAATGTTACGTTGACGAATGGAAATTATAGTGGTAAAACGCTAGCGATCGAATTAGCGGATAAGTTATCGAGTGTGATAACAAGTGCCGTGTACGATAAAGAAAAAAACGACATTACATTAACTGGATCAGAAGATTTTACGTTTAATTTTTACGACGGTGTTAATGGATATTATTCAAATTCACCGGCGATGGGTAAAACTACTCCACACGACGTTTTAGGTCTCCCGGCTAACAATATATCTTCTACAGATAAAACATTAACTACGGGAAGTCTTAATTTACAGGGACCGGATGCGCTTGTTATAAAAATAAGTAGCGGTGCGGAAGAATTAAA